CCTAATTTAAAATTAGGTACGTCAATCATATTGATTTGCCATAAACCAAATGAGTTGTCATCACCTACATCATTTAATGCTCTAGCTATACCACTTGACTCAGCTAAAGCTATAGCTGCCATAATTCTTGCTTGTTCAGGTGTAAAACCTCCTTCTATTGCTAATCTTTCTAAACTGTTATAAGTAAATGGTTTAGTAATATCTATATCTTCTAAGACACTTCTTCCGTCTAATGTTCCAGCTGCTGCTGTTCCCGTACCAGTAAGAGCATTAACAACTTGATTAACTGTATCCATGACTGGATTAGAACTTTGATCACCTAAAGGAGAAACATCAGGTACTCCTTCTAGCTTTTCATCTTCTTGATTATCTTTATCTTGATCTAAACCAAGTGGATTATTTAATTCATCTCTTAACTGCTGATCATATTTATCTCTTAGTTCAGTATATTTATCAAAGATTTCTTCTTGACTAGCATCTGGATTACTAAATTTCCAACGTCTAAAACTATCAGAAAATAGATTTTTATATTTACCTTCAATTGTTGCTCCTTGTCCTGTGACTTGACCCATAATATTAAATGTACTTTTACCTGCTCTTAATCTTGAATTTACTAAACCATTAAATTCTGAGATGTATTTATTGACTTCAGTAAATTCTCCATTACCTACCTGATTTGCATAACGTATTAAGTCACCAAATAGTTTTACATTTGCTGCTGTTTTAGGTGTTCTTGGATCTTGAAACCAATTTAAAGCTTCTGCTGCTGCTTCTCCTTCTGAATCAAAATCACCATCTATAATTCTTCTTTGTAATGTTGCATAACGTTCTCTTGTATCACCATCTAAAGCACTTTGAGCAGCTGTAAGTTTAGGTGCTTTTTCAGGTTGTCTAAGAACTAATTCATTAATAATTTGATTTGCATTAGGATCACCATCAGCTAATGCTTGTGCATATTTTTGTAGGCTATCTACTACATCTTTATCTTTAGCTCTTTTATCTTCTATTTCTTTTTGTTTTGCTATTTTATAAGCATAATCAGCAACTCTTCTTTCTATTTCATTTGCCTTATCTTTATAATCTGGATGATCTTTTAATGAAAGTTGTCCATTTGGTCCATAAGGAAATAAACCTGCTGCATCAATAATATCTGATACACGTTCTTCATCTCCTTCATAAGCAGCTGCTTCAGCTTCATCAAAAATAGCATCTAATATTTCATCATTTATCTTTCCTCTATCTCCACCACTAATACCTAAATCTCCAATGGTCTGTTCAAACCCATTAATTAATTGTTTTGCTTGACCAGTAACATATTCAGCATCTGCCAAAGGTACTTTTGCTGAATCTTTTATAGAAATTACTTGAGTAACTAATGGAGAAGTTAATGATTTTAATTGTTCAAAATTATATTCTTGATGTTTCTTTAAATGTTCACTTGTAATGTTACTAGTAGCTTGAGCTAAATTTGGTAAAAAGTATTTTTTAACATAAGTAGGATTAACATCACCTAATAAATCTATTGCTTGACTACGTTGATCATTTAACCAACCTTGATATTCTTGTGAATCAAACTTATAAGCTGACAAAGGTTGACCATTAATTTGTGTAGTTGCATAACTACTATTAAATTTACTTTCAACATTTCTAGCTAATATTTCTGCTTTTGTTCTTTCATAAGCTTTTTGAGCAAAGATACTTCCACCTATTAATTGTCTAGCAGCATCTTCACCATCTTTCTTTTTTACAGCTTTAGTAATATTTTTAAAACCTTTAACAGAATCTTCAATAGCTAACTCAGTACCTTCAGCTTGTTCTTCTTTTATTTCTTCTTTAATTTGATAGTCTAAATATTTCTGAACACCAGGATTAACTGTTTCTAAAGCTCTTAGTAATTGATCAAAACCAGTTGTAGGAGCAACAGTACTAGGACGTACAAAAGTATCTACAGGTTGGGCTTGTGGTGTGAAACTAGAAGTCATTAGCCTAAAGCTTGATAGTTAATGTAATTAGTCAGACCAGTATTAGCTGTTTGTGAAATGACATCTAATAAACTTCTTTGATTAGCTGAAGCTTGATTTCTATAATCTACTGCTTGATTAGTTCTACTATCTCTTTCTGCTTCTACTCCTAAGATATTTCTTCTGTATTGTTGACTAGCTGAATCCATATTTTGTTGAAGAATAGATTGCAAATTACCAGCTTGTCTTTCTGCATCTATTTCTAAAATACTTTTAGCAAGACCAGATTTTTCACTAGCTCTAATAGCACCAACAGCCTGCATACGTTTTCTATTTACAGCCATACTTTCTTGTGCTGTAGCTTGTCTATCTTCTCTAAGTCTGGAAGCAAAAGCTTCTTGTTTTAATGCTGCTGCTCTATTAGCAGATTCAGCTTGGTTAACTGCTGCTTGTCCTTGATACTGTGCCATTCTATTGGCTTGTGCGACTTGTGCTCCTGTAGTTACAGCAGCTAAACCTAGCTGTGCAAGAAACATATTTGAAGCAGCAGCACCTAAACCAAAAATACCAGCACCAGCACTTGCTCCACCAGCAGCGGCAGCAGCAGCAGGGACAGCAAAGACACACATTTAGGCAATCCTCACGAACTCATAAAATGGTTTATTCAAGTGGCCGTATTCAGGGTGTAAATTAATAAATGTAAACCCTAGAGCCTTTAACCATTTAATAGCAGAAGTATTCTCTGCATACACATAATTATATAAGACCTCATAAGTTTTTAATAAGCTATCTACCCACTTTCTTCCCTCTCTTATTAATTGAATCCTATAACTTCTCTTACTCATTAATTCATCAGTAGCAACCATCCATATAATTCCATCTTTTAATACACCACATAAACCCATTGGCTGATCATTATCTCCGGCAATAGCTAAGTTTCTATCTGCTGCTAAATATGTAAGCTTGACTGCTTCTTCTGGCTGTTGACCTGTTTGATACCAAGCTTCAATCTTGTCTAAAATTCTTAAGTGATTACATACATAATTTAAATCAGATAGATTTGCTTTCCTTAAATACCCCATTAAATTCTTCTAGACCTCATGTGGAACATAGCCTCAAACTCTGCACTAGACAATTTAGTTGGCAGGTAAGTGTCATTCTTTACATCTATATCTACTCTGTCTGCTCTACTCATTATTGGAAATCTAAAAGTACCTGTCTCTAAATTAACTGCACCAATAGCACTAGAAGATGAACCTAATAAACGTCCCGTAAATTTATGAACACTGGTATCTCTATTTTCTGGTGTGACTTCTACTCTAAAGAATCCAGAAGACTCATACTTTAAATAGAAATGATGTAGTTGTAGTCTTCCACCTATGACTTCACCTTTACCTGGATCTTCTGTAATCCGTTGTTTAGAAAATCTGTATTGCATTTCATAAGGTTCACCAACAATAAATTTACTATTTCTATAATCTCCAGTAGCAGTAACAGTTGTAGTAGAACCATCAGTAGCGTTAGTTGTTTGTATAACTTGTCCAGGTTTTAAAGTCTTTGTATTACCTTGTGAATCTACATAAGTACTTGTTTCTCCATTAGCTAAATATCTTCCTACTATTTTCATTGCTCCTCTTAAACGATAAGGAAGAGTAAAAGTAGAAGTACCAGAATTAAAAGTAACAGAAACATTGGAATGAGCTTCTGTAGCTTTATGGTCTAAGTGATATTCAAATTCGGTATTAGCTTCTTTATAGTCTGGTTCAAATGGTAACTTCTCTAACGTAGTATTATTTGCTTCTTCAATTACCATATATAAATCAGTACCAATAAAGTCTATATTTCTTATTGACTTAGCTGGATTTAAAGTAAAAGTAGACCAAGAATTAAGTACTTTTTTAAATGACTCACCATATAACCATCTATTAATATATAACTTATTAGGGTTGTCTGTCCCTAGTAACACTAGAACATCCTCATTTGTAGAGACTGCTAATTTGTATATATTAGATGGAATGTATCTAGGAATATGAATAGTAATATCACTAGCATCTTTAATAGCTACATCTGCTTGTGTTATATATTCTCTAATACCAGCAAAAGAACCTTTCTTTGTTAAATAATAAATACTACTACCAGCACCTACAGGAGCAGCATCACTACTATTTTCAAACTCTGTAGCTACAAGGATGTTTGCTGTCTTAGGTGTTAAGGCATCATCAGAAGCACTTAATACAAATTGTGTTTGGTCTGAGAACAAGATTAACTGCTCTCCCATTGTTACTGCATGTCTTAATATTGATACCTTTGTATGTGATGCAGCTACATCTATAGGGTCACTATCAATAACAGCAGTAGCAGTTTCAGGAAAGAAACTAAAGTATTCTGAAACTCTAGAAAGTATTACATCATCATCAGCTAAGAAGCCTAATCTATTTCTAAAGAAGAAGACGTTATTTATTTTCGCTCCTACAAAAGATGGATTAGGAGCACTTGTTAAATCACCAACAGTCCTTTCTCCCCATACAGGCAAGGTATAAGTTGTACCACTAACTGCATAAGTACCACCATCAGCCCTAGCAAAAATAAAATTACCATCTGCCTTCCTTATTAAGACATGAGGCATTGTTGTATCGTCAAACTTAAAAGGAATACCAGGTGCTAAACATTCTTCCCATTGGCCTTCTTCAAAAGTACCACCGTTATTAGTTTTAAATTTGACGTAGTAATTATCAAAATTAGTAGCATTATCTCCTTTAACTTCTACTACAAAGTTATTAGGTGCAACTGTAGGAAGATCAGTAAATCTTTGAATACTATTCTTTACTAATGTAAGTTGTGTATTACCTTGAGTGTCAGTTACATCAATAGTAAAATCAGAATCATCACTCTTTGATATATGTAAAACAGGTCCATTCTGTTCAATAACAAAACCTGTTAAAGCACTACCACTACTAGGACTTTCTCCACTAGCTCCTAATAATTTATTTTTTAATTTAGTAGCAACTGTTGTTGTACTTAAAGGGTTATCATTATTACTATTGTGTATAGCAACAGTACCATTTACATCAACAACATATTCAGTATTATCAGTAACTTGATTAACAAAGACTATTGCATTTACATCTGTTCCTGCACTTAAAGAACTAGACATTGCTACTGTCTTAGTTGTATTAACAACAAATGTATAATCAGCAATAGTAACTGTTCTAAAATCTGCTCTTGGGTTAGATGAATCTAAGTATGTCAATCCATCAGGTGTAGTAACAGTTTTCTCTACTCCATTAATGTCATATACCTTGATTGTTTCATCACCAAATACAGCTATATATCTTTCATTTGTATCTCTATTAATTGCTTGTATATGAACGTTACCTATCGTAGATGTTTGTAAGTTAGCTATATATTGAACACCAGATCTTTTCTTTAATCCTTGGGTAGGGCTACTTGTAGCATTTTCTTGTATGTCAGCATGATCAGCTTGTTTAGTTGAGTCAGCTGTTTGTGATACTCCTCTTAAAAGAGTAGGAATAGCTCTGGAGATAACACCCATAATTAACGAATTAAACCGTTAGCAGGTAAGTAAGTACTAAAGACATTAGTTAAAGATGGATCTCCTCTCAAGATATTGTGATCTGCATTAGAAGCATCTGTCTCCATTAATATTGCTCTTGCTCTTATTTCATCTTGTTGGGTATAGCTTCTTAATCCTTCATCTCCTACTAAACGATCAACAAAGATTCTTGCAGATTTGATCATTACATATCGTCTAGCTGGTTCAGGTATCTCATTAAAAGTTCTAAAGTAAACAACTACAGAAGTTAGATCCTCATCAAATTCATACTTATGAGTTTTTCTATCATAAAGTTTTGAACCAATTTGTACTGCATCTACTGAAGGATGTTGATAGATATTAGGGTCAACTCTTAATACATTGGTTGCTAATGCAACTTGATTAGAAGCATCTCTAGTAAGAACAACATCTATCTCTGTATTAAAATGCCATCCTTCTGATTGAACATCTTTATTAGTTTCATTCAAAGTTGTTTGAGCTATACGAGCGTCAACCGGCAATGTACCAGTAAGACTATTAATAGGAGCCTCACCAATAGCTGCCAACATTACGTTCACTGCTTCTAACTCTGTTGTTGCTGTCATGTTGGTTTACCTTTTTTTAGCAGTTTTAGCAGCAGCTTTAAAGTTCTTATCAGAAGGAGCACCTTTACTACCAGGCTTTCTCATCTTCTCACCAGAACCAGAAGCTATCCTTTTTCTTTTAGCGTGAATATTTGCGTATAGCCCCTTTTTTTTTTTAGTGCTTTTTTTTAGTTTTAGTGAACTACGAGAACCGTATTGGTTGGTCTTGTTAGGCATAGTTAATTCCAAAAAAAAATAAGGAAGTACCAACCCATCCCAGATTGATACTTCCCATATGTACTTAAGATGCAGACAACTTAATTGTAGCTGCTGCTTCTGGTCTTAGGATTCCATGACCAAGAGCATATTTCGCAACCATCAATGTACCTTGATACATAATTCCATAGTCACTTCCACTGATTTCAGTAGTCATGTCCATGAGTTTCACTGTACCAACTGCTGACTTATGGAAGAC